AAGGGTTCAATAATAATGCTGATAATTATTTTGAAGGATGGGAACCTATAAGAGATTATTTATTAAAAAGTAGGCTTGAAATGGGTTGGGATATTCCTACAATGAAAAAAATAGTAGGACATAGCGATTTAAGCAGAGACCATTGGACTTCTAAAAGTCAGTTTAATATGCCTACTAAAGAAGTTTACAACAAAATGAAGGAAGAAGCTGACAGATTAAGAAAGCAAACAAACAATGACGCCTTCAAAAAGGAATATGACGAACTCAAAAAGGAATATTATTCAACAAGAGCATATTTCAACAATACCCACGACAACATGAACAATGTTTGGAATATAAAAAGAACTCCAACGGAAGAAAAAGACCAAGCAGGAGGACACGCAACACCAAAGCCCTTAGAATTATGCTCAAGGGTTATAAAATCAAGCAGTCAAGAAAATGATTTAGTAATTGATATGTTTGGCGGTAGTGGTTCGACCTTGATAGCTTGCGAAGAATTAAATCGTATTTGTTACACGGTTGAATATGAACCAAAGTGGTGCGATGTAATAATAAAACGATACGAAACACTAACAGGAAACAAAGCTGAATTAATAAAGGGGTGATTAAATGAAAGGAAGAAAACCACATCCATTTCAAGTAGTGGAGGCAAATGCGAAAACTCAAAAAACTGCAAGGAAGAAAATTGATGGCAGAAAAAATAACGAGCCAAGCGTTGAGTCGGCAGAATTGAAATGTCCTGAACATTTAACGCCTGAAGCTAAAATTGAGTGGGAAAGAATAACTAAACTGTATTTAGAATTAGACAAACCAATATTATCAGACTTAGATATAAATGCTCTCGAAATATACTGCGAGGCATTAGTTACATATAGAAAAGCCATGCAAAAAGTAAGGGAAAGCTCAGAAGTATATAAATCCGAGAATGGTCCGAAAATGAATCCGTGGTTAAGGGTTGCGAACGATGCAAGTATTCAAATAAAAAGGTACGGTGAAATTCTTTTATTAGACCCAGTTTCAAGAGCGAGAATCGGACTTGCCAAGTCTAAACAATATGAAGACCCAAGTATTTCAATGTTTGGTGGGTAAATATGCCACAACGTGGGTTTGATTATGCAAGACAGGTTGTCAACAGGGATTTAATTTCCTGCGAGTTAGAATATTTGGCATGTTTAAGATTCTTGGAAGATTTAGAGAAAGAAAATTTCCCTTATGTTTTTGATATTACAAGAGCTGAAAAGATAATAGAATTTTTTGAAAAGTATTGTAGGCATGTAAAAGGTATCTTTGAAGGTGAGACGATAGAACTACATCCATTCCAAGTATTTGATTTAATTAATATATTTGGATGGGTAAAGAAAACTAATGGAGCTAGACGATTCACAAGGGCATTTATAGAAGAGGCTAGGGGAAATGCAAAGTCGGCGGTTATGTCGGGCGTAGCATTATATGGAATGACAGCAGATTGTATTTATCCACCAAATCAGCCTAAACTTGTGAAGTATGAAGCTAATCCTCATGTTGAATGTTGTGCTTATGATAGGGAGCAAGCAAGAATTATATGGAAAGATGCTTGCGAAATGGCAAAAATATCTACTGAAATATCTTCGAGGCTCGAGGTTAAGAAAACTTATGTAATTCATAAAACAAGAGGCGGTCATCTTAAAGCTTTATCCAAAGATACTAAAAATAAAGATGGTAAATCAATAAGCATAGCCATTGCAGATGAAATTCACGTCTGGAAAACATCTGAAATTATGGACATTATTTTATCTGGCTTTGGTAAAAGGTCGCAGAATTTATTTTGTGCGATTACCACAGCTGGACAGGATGCAGAAAACAGCGTAGGAAAGAAAGAGCATGATATATGCGCAAAAATTCTAAATGGTGATATTGTTGATGAAACTTATTTTTGTGTAATAAGACAGCTAGATATAAAAGATGATCCGCATGATAGTAGTTTGTGGGTAAAAGCAAATCCAATGTTAAGATATGATAATTTATATATAGATGATTTAAGAAGTACAATCCAACAAAATCATGATATTGCATACGGCTCTGGAGACCCTTCTAAAATAAGAGAGTTTTTGATAAAACGCTGTTGTTTGTGGCAAGTTGACGCTGAAAACAAATATATGTCTGGAATAATGGACAAATGGAAAGCTTTAGCGATAAGCAAAGAAGAATTCAAAGAATTAACAAAAAATAAAAGTGGATGGGCAGGGTTAGACTTATCAAAGTCAACGGATTTGACTGCTGACGCTTTTACGTGTTGGTTAGACGATGGAAGGTTAGCGGTTACGGCTCATGGGTATATGCCAGAACAACGAGCAACACAACACGAACATTCTGACAGAGTACCTTATAAGCAATGGGCGAGTGATGGTTGGTGTACTCTTACTGAGGGTTCGGTAACAGATTACATATATATTAAGAACAACTTCATCGAGAGAGAATTTGAGTATAATTGGACCGTAAAAGAATTTTGCTTTGACCCTTATAATGCTACTCATTTCACGCAAGACTTGACACGCTCTGGATATACAGAAGAACAAATGGTTGAAATTAGACAAGGTGTTCAGACTTTATCAGAGCCGACGAAAAAACTAAGGGAATTAATATTACAAGGGAAAGTAGTACATGATGGAAGTCCGTTGCTCACATGGTGCTTGTCTAATGCCATTGAAATTATAGATAACAATGGAAATATAAAACTTAGCAAGAAGCACAAAGACGATAGCCAGAGGATAGACTTGGCGGCGGCTGTTATTAATGCTTTGGTAAGGGCTATGGTTAATGAGGTTAAAGAACCAAGTTGTCCATACAACACAGATAGGGGCATCTTGATGCTATAAAAATCAACAGAAAGGAGAAAAGACTTTGGAATTTAAAGTATTTGGGAAAACATTTAATTTTGGAATAAAAAATCAAGCGTTGCCACCGCTATCAAATGATACTGCGTGGACAAATTACCTAAAAGGCGCAGGATATGGAGTATCAAGCGATACAGCGCTAAAAATTGCAGTTGTATTGCGATGTGCCGATGTAGTATCGAAATCCATGGCCTCAATGGGATGTAATTTATTCAGGGAAACTAAAACTGGCAGAGAATTAGCGAAAAATCACAACTTATACCGGTTATTAAAATTTATGCCAAATCCCGAAACAACTGCTTATGAGTTTTGGACTATGTATATCATGAATCTAATGCTTACAAGTGGAGCCTATGCCAAAATAGTTAGAGACAATAACGGATTTATAACTCAAATTTGGAATATTCCAACAGCAAGAGTTGCGCCAAATCGGAACATGGTGACCCTCGAAAGATACATTGATGTTACTTATAGCTCATTAAGTCACACAGGCATAATGGGCGAAAGAATTTATGAAGCTAATTTTTTATATACTCCTGGTCTAAAATTAAATGATGAAGAAACGGCAGAGGATTTTATTAGAATTGCTGGTGAAATTTTAGGATTAACCTTAAATCTTAATAAATTTGCTGAAGATTATTTTGAAAATGGCTCTAACCTAGGGGGATTTGTTACATATCCCAATGGCATAAATGAGACTGCATTTAAAAAGTTTACCGATGATTGGAAAAAAGCATATTCTGGAGTTGTAAATCAACATAAATTTGCAATATTAGAGGGCGGGTTTGATGTTAAGAAATTTGATGTTAATCCCGAACAATCTCAAGCATTAGAGTCTAGGAAGTTTCAAATAATTGAAGTATGTAGATTGTTTGGAGTGCCACCTTCGAAAGTTTTTGCCCTTGAAACAATGACCTATAATAGTATGGAACAGGCTAATATCGAGTATACAAACGAGAGTTTAGAGCCGATGAATGTAAGATTGACACAAACAATTTATAAGGATTTGCTCAATTCTACTGAAAAAAAGAGTTATTATGCTATTTTTGATATTAAAAAGCTCTTAAAAGGTGATATTGCATCAAGAACAACTTATTATAACCAGATGCGGCAAAACGGTGTAATGTCTGCAAATGATATTAGAGAATTTGAGGATTTAAATAATATTCCTGCCGAACTTGGAGGGGATGCTCTCTTGGTTAACGGTAATATGATAAGTTTGAAAAATGCTGAGGAGAATCTACCAAAATCACTACAGGGAAAAGGAGGAAACACTCAGTGAAAATTTATAAATATGTATTAAAATTAGCTGAAAATCAAGCCGTTAATATTCACAATAATTATAAATTATTAGATATACAAATTCAGAACGGTTGTATATGCCTATGGGCGATTGTGGATGCAAACGAACCTATGGTAAATGTAGACATAGTAATGTGTGGTACTGGTCACGAATTAACTGAATCAGAAAAATTAAATTATATAAGCACAGTACAGCAAGATTCTTATGTGTGGCATTTTTTCGAAAGGAGGACATGAAATAAATGAAAATCAACATAAAAGGTGCAATAGTAAGAAATAACAACAAATTTATATACGACTGGATGGAGATGGATGCAGTCGCACCAAAGGATGTAATTAAAGCGATTGAATCCGCAAAAGATGGCGAGGAATTAGATGTTGAAATTGCATCAGGTGGTGGAGATATCTATGCTGGCTCTGAAATTTATACGGCCCTGAAGGACTATAAAGGCAATGTTGTAGTGAAAATTGTTGGATTGGCAGGAAGTGCGGCTTCAATCATAGCAATGGCAGGAAAAAAGATTAAAATGTCACCGACTGGACAGATAATGATTCACTGTGCCTCTATTGTAGCTGGAGGAAATTCTAAAACGTTTGAACACATATCGGAGGTTTTAGACTCTCACGATATAGGCATAGCAAACGCATACATGCTAAAGACTGGTAAGAGTCAAAACGAAGTTTTAAATTTGATGGACAAAGAAACCTATTTCAATGCTAAAACAGCTTTGGAAAATGGATTTATAGATGAAATTATGTTTGATGATGAAATGAAACTTTCAGCAGAAGTTGGCAATGGCATAATATCAGAAAAAGTAATTGAAGAAATGAGAAGTTATCTAGCAAAGCAAAAAGAAGATCCAGAACCACCAACACCACCTGAAAACGGGGAGGTAACACCTGAGCCCGTATCACATATAGCAACAGAAACAGAGCAAGAAACCGCAGTAAAAGCACAACAAAAAGAGTTTGCAAGGATAAAAAATAAAATTTATGGAGGTATAACCAAATGAGTTTAGCACAAAGAATCATCGAAAATAAGCAAGAACGTGCGAACGTGTACGAA